AAGTATTTAACTTATTCGAGGCACTTATAAAATGTATACTTGACAGGGGATTTCGCATAATAAAATGATAAGCAATCATGCCTTGAACTGTTTTCATGCGATTTGCTATAGGACTAATTTGATTTTCAATAATGACATAATCATAAGGTTCAAAACATTGTAAATGTTTTTCAAAAGAACTGTGCATTTGTTTTCCTACACTAATTAAATCCATAGTGGATGCTTTTTGTGGTGGCGGAATAGGTATTAAATAGTTATCTTCAACATATTTTTCAAACAATACAAGCAGTTGTTTTTTGCTAACGCGCTTTTCCAATTCAAAATTATGCGTCTGTGCCATTGTATATAAGTCTTTTTGGCCACATGCTTTTAAAACTCTCATTATCATATTATCAGGAACGAGAAGATGATTATTCGCGTTTTTCTTACTGTGCTTTGTACAATAATAAAAATCACTATTATGTAAGTAATGCTTCACACTTTGCTTGCAATTTTCCACACAACAAGGGGGATAAACTGTAGGATTGGTTAAATTTAATACATCCCAAAAAAGTATTTTACATTCTTGGTTTTCAATTATTTCTATTACACAACAAGCCAAGTTTTTTATTCCTACATCAAAACTTATTATTCTCATATTAATAAGTTTTGATATTATTGTTTTAAATATTTTACACTCTCCGAAATTTAATTAGGATTAGGATATTGTTGCATTAAATATTGATCTTGTGTCAAAATGGGTGCATTCATACGACATTGTAATTGTTGTGCTGTTAAATATACCTTCTTTAAATCACTATTTTCGTAGCCAAAAGGCATACTGTTATCAACACAACTTTGATAAGAAAAAGGAGTATTGGTTGATCGTGCGCTTTGAGGGACATTGCAACAACCACAATCATTACAAGCTTCTTGTTGATTCAATTTAATAATTTGATCAGCATTGTGTACTAAATAATTGCGATATTGCCAATTAGATTGAATATTATTTTCTTTGCGCAATGTTTTGTTGATTTCAGCACCAGGTTGCCATGATGCAAAATTGCGACCATCACTCATAATAGGAGGAAAATCAAAATGAATATTATTTGATCCTGAATAACATGTACCCCAACTCATTATTTATTATGTATGGAGAAATTAATGTTGTTGTAATAATGTAATTAGTTCCGCCTTTTTCACTTTGGAAGGATCGCTATGCAAACCTCGCTCGATGACCATTTTTCTTAAATCTCCTACTTTTAATGCTTTCAGGCTTGTTTTCGCTAAATTAGCACCACTAATACTACTATTTATTGTGAGAGTGTCATCATCATCTAAATTAGTAGACGCGAGTGATTCAACATCTAATTCTACTTCTTCGGGTTCATGTTCTGATGCTCCTGTATTCATATTGACAACTTTTACAGTATCAGGTATTTCGACCATGGAATCTTCGTCGATCGCATTTAGATCAACCTCTTGAACAGGTAAAGCACTAAATTCTCGTAATGTATTTTTATCTATGTTCACTTCTTCCATAACTTCATTTTCTTCATCGTTTTCAAGTTCGTCATCAGAGTCATCTTCACTTTCTGAACTACCCTCTCCTTCGCTTTCTGAGTCGTCGTCTTCTTCTTCGCTATCAGAATTATCTTGTTCTCCATCAGAAACATCAATCAAATTTCCACGGTGGTATTCTTCCTTGTTTTCACTCATAGGTGCACCTATATTTGCACCTATATTTGCACCTATATCTGCACCTATATTTGCACCCATATTTGCAGGCATCGTGCTAATATTGGCGATTATGTGTTGCAATAATTTTGCTTGCTCCATTTGAGCATCTTCTAAATGAGTAATTTGTTTTTTCATATAAAAAAATAATACTCCGGATAAAATAAACATAATGCCTAAACATAACATGGTTTCGCTTGTAAGTTCAAGTCCTAACATTCTTACAGTCCTAATACATTAAATATACTAAATATAAACGTATTTGCTTGTACTTGCCATACTTGAATATTTATATTAACACGTCCATAATAGAAAGAATATTATTTAACAACTTCTCAGGGTATTCTAAATCTTTCAATACTTTAAATCCTCCTTTTACTTGTGAAATTCCTGATGCCAATTTATAAGTATAATTAAAAGTGTAATTATTATCCAACAGTTCTATTTTCATATGTTTATTTTCTATATTTTTTTCTTTATCCATTAAGCTGCATAATTGTCCATAATGGGTCGTAATCATAAAATCCACATTTTCGCTACTACTTATATATTTCAAAAAACCATATGCACTTCCAACAGCTTCATATGGATTCGTCCCTGAATACAATTCATCAAAAATACAAAAGTGTCGCGCTTTTCCATGATGACTAAATTCATTCAATATTTCTTTACATCGTCGTGCTTCGGCCTGAAATAAACTGTCTCTTCCAGAAGTATCAGGAATATTTAAATAACTATGTATATGATCATATGGATTTACGGTCGCACTTTTATAAAATCCAAAACCGACTTGTTGAGAGAATATAATATTTATGACTGCTGTTTTAATAAGTGTAGTTTTTCCTGCTGCATTAGGTCCTGTAATGATCATATTTTTCTTAAAATCTACATCGTTTGCCACATATTTTTCATGTATTAGTTTGGCATAATATCCCTTTTTCATTTTTGTCTTTTTACCAAAACCACATTTGTTTATTTTCTTTGATTTCATTAATCCATGTATTTGCACCATATAATCCATATATCCGTTTAAGTGAAAGGAGAAATCCATGATTTGATGTACGAATTCGTCATTGTATAACCTATAAAATTGTTTCATAATATACCCCAATTGTGATATTTTACCAAAATTGATTTTTAAAACCGTAATTGTTTCTAATTCAGCAATAAATTCACCTATAGATGACTTATAATTTATCATAATATTTGTGAAATGTTCATAAGAACCATATTGAGTATACATTGATTGTATAGTATCAATATTTCGTTGTGTTTCCAATAAATACTCCTTTATAGTAAAAATATAATCGTGTATCTTATACATATTTTTATAATAATTAATACAAGACAACACGTTTTGATACATTTGAAACAAATAAAACCCTATTGAAAAAATAACGTAGACCGCGGTTCCCCAATTAATATCTTTATAATTGGTATTTATTAATAACCCCAGTGTGTGATTTTTCAACACCTTTTTTAAGATTGATATATAAGAATTCATTGATACATCAAGACGCTTCATTTTCAACAGAAAAAAAGGTACCAATAACATAACTATAGGTACTATAAAAAACAACATAGGGGATGAAAGGTTATATATGCTGAGTAGTTGTAAAAAAAGTGATGAGTTATTCAATTTGCGAAAAAACTGAACATCTACATACTTATATTTGTCAACAAAGTTATTGTCATTTATAATACCAAACCATATGGAGGCCATTTTATCATGTAATTCGGCATTTTGGGAAATATGTGGAAATTTTTGCACAATATGTTGTGTGTCTTTTAAGAATGTTTTATTTGTAGTCGTATATTTACATAAATCTCCTATACATTTTTTACCAAATATTGTTTTTGGTTCAATGACTTGTTCCATTATTCCCTGTTGCTCTTCGTCAGGATTGTTAAATTTTATTAATTCTAAATCTTCAAGGACACTTTTTTTGATTTCAGTTTTATCATTCATATATTCAATTGGATAACGAAAATTATATTCTTGTTTCGTCATTATATCAAAACAAGAATATATAAACATTCCTAAAACGTAATTACTTTCCAGTTTCTACAACACTACTTGGCAATTCTTCAATTTGTGTGCTATAATAGGCCTCAATTTCTTTTAACATCTTAACATCAAAACGACTTACGAAATTAATCCCCATACCCTTTCTTCCCCACCTTCCTGATCTTCCAATCCTATGTAAATAGGAATGCACGTCTCGAGGAATATCGAAATTTATGACCGTGCTTACTTGTTGTACGTCTATACCACGCGCCGTCAAATTTGTTGATATTAATACTCGCGTTGCACCCGATCGAAATTTCTTAAACGAGTCGTTCCTTTCCTCATGACTCATTTTTCCATGTATGAAAGACACTGGGAATCCGTCCTGACTCATTGCATTAGCCAAGTCCTCAACACGACGTATACTATTACAATATATAATGGATTGGGCTACTGAAATACAACTATATAAATCCTTTAATGTTTCATATTTCGTTGCGTCATTCTCCACAGCCACAAAATATTGCTTTATACCTTCTAATGTTAATGCTTCCGATTTTACCAATATTCTCTCTGGCTCACGCATAAACTTCCCTGCTAATTCCTGCACATCAGGAGGCAATGTGGCACTATATAGCGCTACTTGGACATCACTTTTCAAAAATTGAAAAATATTGTATACTTGCTCTTTAAATCCAGAAGAAAGCATTTCGTCCGCCTCATCAATAATCATAAAGTCCAAGTCTCGCGCCTTTAATTTATTTCGACGTATCATATCATGAATACGACCAGGACATCCCACAATAATATGAGGTGATTTTTTTAGTGCAATAATATCACCATCTATTGAATTCCCACCTACTAATAAATGCGTTTTTAAGTTCTCAATATTGGTTCCCAAATCATTTAATACATTGAATATTTGCGTACTTAATTCACGTGTTGGACTCATAATCAATATTTGTGTTTTATTTTCTGTTGTATCCACACACTGTAATGCAGAAATAGTAAATGATCCTGTTTTACCTGTACCTGACTGTGCCTGTGCAATCAAATCTTTTTTCTCCAACGCTGGCAAAATTGCTTTTTGTTGTATAGGACTGGGATTTTCAAAACCATATGCAAATATACCTCGTAATAATTCAGGTTTTATATTTTCAATGTCATTCCAAGAATTTATTTCTTTGCGCTCCATTGTATGATGTAAACAGGCTTGTGTTTTTAAGTCTTAATAGTTTTAATTAAAAATTGATATAAAAATAATCACTCTATTATTCATAAACTGAATATGACTGAGGTGTGTAAAACTTATGATATTGCTTTCTTTGAAAATATTTTGTGGGATGGCTTCCAATTTGAGGTACCAGAAGAAACCATGCAGCTTATATCGAGTTTAGCAGAAAAAGTCGGCGCACCTAATTATGTGAAAACGCCGATTTTTACAAAAACAAATAATAGTTTAATGCAAAAACGACGCAAAAACGATGGTGGTAAACATAGTGAAATTAATGAAGAAGATTGGAAGGCTATTCGCGATTTTAAGGCGACTACATTGAAGAAAAGCGAAGGTGTGGAAAAAACAATAGATGATGCCCGTACAATTTTGAATAAGCTATCTGCTAATAATTATGAGAAAATGCAAAAAGAAATCTTGGATATTGTTAAAACAAATGAACAGGGGAACTCTTTGAGTGATGAAGACACGACCAAGCTGATGGGTTTTATTTTTGAAACAGCAAGTAGCAATACATTTTGTTCCGAGTTATACGCAAAATTGGTTGTTGATTTATTGACTCATTCTCCAGTAATTAAAGACATGTTTCATAAAAATAAGCTGGATTTTGTAAAGAAATTTGACAATATTGAGGTGGGAGATCCAAATGCTGATTATGATCGATTTTGTGAGATAAACATTGTGAATGATGCACGTAGAGGATCAAGTATGTTTTTAATCAATTTGATGAAACTTGAAGTCATAATTCCACAAGAAATAATTAATATTGTCTTTTCCTTACAAGAAAGTTTAATGGAAGTAATCGAAGAAGAAAGTAAGGCACCCGCGGCGGAAGAAATAGCCGAGAATCTATTAATATTGATAAAAGGAAGCTATAGTAAAATTTCGACCCTGGGCGATTGGGAACCGATTATGAATAACATTGAATCAATTTCAAAAATGAAAGCAAATACTAAGCCTGGTTTAAAGCATAAGTGTATATTTAAACACATGGATATCATGGATGCAATTAAAAAAATGAAATAATTATTTAATTAAATAATAATAATAAAGTTTTTTGTTATTATTATTATTATGGAATATATTCCAGACTGTGTATTGCAATTAAATAATGGAGGAGAAAATATTGTTGCACAAGATTGTACAACAAACGAAAACCAAATAGATTATATGCTGGCATCAACTATGAATTATCAGGAAAACTTTACAGTAAAAATGCTCAAAAATATTGCTCAATATTATGGATTTAAACCATCATCTAAAACAAAAAAACAAGAACTTATTGATTTTATAGTAGAGTTTGAACAAAATGAATTGCATGGTGAGATTGTAAGTAGACGATGTACGTTATGGAGCTATATGGATGAATTACTAGAAGATCGATTTATGCGGAAATTTATCATAAACATGAATAAATAAACTTACATTTTTGTTGGCTTTATTTTGAATTTATTTAAGATTAACGCGATCATTAAATCTTCATAAATATGATATTTTCCTACATCATTTATATTGGAAAAATTATATACTGATGCTATTTTCTCCATTGCATCACGTCGTAATATATAGCCTTGTCCTCCGTCTGCCCAAGATGTATAAATGCCTTTGTATAATTGTTTTTCCCAAGATGATCCTTTGCTACATTTTCCAAAATGCCACATTCGTGTTACTTTTTTAAATTTATCGTAATGAATTATTCGGTTTCCAATATAACTGTCGTTGGGTTTAATGTTTAAACGGCGTTTAATATAGTCTAAATTCAATATTTTCTTTATAATATCATGATCATCTATCTTTACTATATATTTAACATGTTGGAAGCATTTTAATTCTAATATTGCACTAATGAGTGCTATCATTTTTTCAGGTAATCCTTCGTAAAAATCATTACATTTTAATTTTAAAATGCGCTTTTCTTCATCAAAATTGAAATTTTCTTGTAGAGATGGGTCACCATAAAATAAGATAGCATGTGGATTGTTATTAATTATTGAAGTCCAATATTTTTCATTTTTTTTGCAAGAAACAATAATCGGTAATATAGTCATTATGTATTATAATTGCTAAATTTTATTATTCTTTTAATTTATAATAAAATTGATTGTTGTATATAATATTTTTACATTGTCATATAATTATGAATACTCACACGATGAATAAAATATTGAAACGACTTAGTAGAGATATTGCAAAATTACAACTTGAAATAAATAAAATGAATAACATAAATACTAAAAAACAACTTGTTAATAAAACTCCAATTCAAAAAAATATTTCAGTTAAACATCAAGTTATTGAATGTGATGATAAATATGTAAAATATATAATTAAAAACGGGGGTTTGTAAAATGAAATAGAATGAATATTTAATAAAATTGATTTACCAAGAGATTGCATTTTTTATATTATTTAAGTAAACATGAAAGAGGAATTGTTTAATGGCGAAACCATGATAAAAATTGGATCCAATGCAAAAGAAAATTGGACACTTGTAGACTCTGATGAAAATTATACTTGGCTGCATTTGAATTCTTACCCATCATGTCATGTTGTTATTGAAAGTGTTGAACCTACACAAGAAGAAATTGTATTTGCTGCACAATTATGTAAAGAAAATACAAAATATCGGAATTTGCGAAATCTGAAAATATGCTATACAACTTGTGGGAACTTAAAAAAAGGTCCTGATGTTGGAAGTGTGATTTACAAGAGCAAGCGTAAAGTCAAGTACATTGTTGTTTAAATACGCTTTTTACGCTTCGTTATCTTTTTAATAATGCGTTTATTTTTTCTTTTTGTTTTACGTTGTTTACCACCTCTACGCTTTGTATCTTTT